CCCGGCCATCGATATGTTACGCATCACGAAGGACATGCCTTGCAACGACATGGTGATGCTCTCCCGCAGTGGCCCAGACTTCGAGTTGTTGAACATGACTGTGTGCAACCGCAGCAACGACGCCATCTGGGGCGCATACGGTGCCAATGCGGTGCAGTTCTCTATGCTGCAGGAGTACATCGCTGCCAAGGTGGGTTGCAACGTCGGCACGTACACGCAGATGAGCAACAACTTCCATGTGTACGAAGATAACCCGTACTGGATGGCATACAAGGACAGCAAGAACGAGGCCCTCGGTTACACGTCGTACTACACTGCTGGCATCGTCAAGCCGTACGACCTGTTTGCTGAAGAAGGGTTCGACCGTGACTTGTTCGCCTTCTTCCAGTCGTTCGACGAGCTCTTCGCTGACGGTGCATCGGTTACACCCAAGTACGAAACGCAAGCGTTCGCCGATGTGGTACTCCCCATGTGGGAATGCTTGCTGCTGTACAAGTCCGGCTTCCTCAAGGACGCATGGGTCATGACCAACGACATCGTGGCCTTGGACTGGCAGTCGGCGTGCGCCGAATGGCTGGGTCGTCGTATCACCAAGCGAGGCCTGTGATGAGTAAGACTATGTTCGAACGTGTGACGTTCCGTGTTGAAGCCTCCTGGGTCAAGCGGTACCACACGCGCCAAACGCTGACCACCGAGACGCTCGGCCAGCATGGGCACACAGTAGCCACACTGGTGCAACAGGTGTACCCAGAGTGTTCCAAGAAGGCCATCCTGGCTGCACTGGAGCACGACCTGCCTGAGCTCGTTACTGGTGACACGCCTGCTCCTGCTAAGTGGGCGTCTGCAGACCTTGACCAAGCCCTGTCTGCGTTGGAAGCCAAGGTCATCGTTGACGAAGGCTTGTACTCATGTACTGGCTTGACCGATGGTGAACGAGAACTGCTCAAGTGGGCTGACATGATGGCCTTGGTGCTGTACTGCCTGCAGGAAGTACGCATGGGGAACACCACGCTACGCAGCACACTTGCGACAGGTATCCGTGTTTGTCAAGAGCGTGCGGCTGCTATGTACGCTGCAAATGAACAAGCCACATCGCTCCAACGGACCACCATCACGGTGAACGTGCAAACGTTCATGTCTCAACTCTTGAAAGGTATCCAAGATGTCTATGCCCCCGCACACTAATCTCGGGTTCAACGGCACCAGCGCCAACGACTTCATGGTCGGTGGTGGCCACTACCACCAAGGTGACAAGACGTTCCAGCACTGGGACCTAGTCGCACTGAACCAACTGGGCTACTACGAAGGCCAGATCACGCGGTACGTTAGCCGCGCGAAGCAGAAGAACGGTATGCAAGACTACCAGAAGGCGCTGCACTACGGCATGAAGATGAAGGAGATCTACGAGACCAAGGTCCCGTACCTGTTTGGCCTGTTCAGCATCCGTATGTACAAGCCGCAGCACTCCGAAGGTCTTCAGGCTTACAACAACTGCATGTTGTTCTGCAAGCAACAGAAGCTTGACACGGTGGAAACGAACGCCATGATCATGGCGTGCTCGTGGGGTACTGAAGGCGACCTCTCTATCCTGGTTACGCAACTGGAGATGCTGACCAAGCGCATCAGCATCACGGAGACACCGGAAGAGCAGATCGCCCGTATGTTGAGCCGACGTGCGTACACGCCTACTCCAGCGCCTGCGGATGGTGGTGAGCATCCATGGGTGGGGCGTGTTTGTCAAGACCCATGCGAACCTGATGCTGGCTACGTGTGCCAAGACCCCGACCTGCAGAACAAGGAGCACCCTACTCCTATGCCGAACGCTAAGTGGCCGTTCGAGTCATGAACTGGACTAGCGTAGCCATCAAGGTGCGTCAACTTGGGGTGCCATTTGTACCGTTGAACGGTTTACCTTGTTACCCTGCCCAAGTGCCTGTCAAGAAGTAGTCAGAGTCCGCCTAGTGCGGGCTTTTTCACGACCATACCTTACCATCTTGAAGGGTCTTGCGCACAGCAGGGTTCTTCATGAAAATGAAAATGAATACATCGTCAACAGGAGAGCACCATGCTACAGAACAAGGTCATCGACATCCTCAAGGGCAACCCCAAGGCCAAACGCGCCAAACGTAAGGCTCAAGTCGAGATTACCCTGTACGACCTTGGTGACGTAGGCGTATCCGTGCAAGTGAACGGCAAAGAAGTCTGGTTGGCACCCAGCATGGAACGCGCTGAAGACGATGCCAAGCAACGCAAGGTTCGCGCTGAAGCCCTTGGCCGTACCGTATCTATTGAAAAGTTCTAAGGAGCTACCGTGATCTACTTTCAGACCAAACCCAAGACTCACGTCCCAGGTGAAGGCACTAGCCGGTTCTTCGCTGCGCCTGATGACGCACTGCAGAACAAGATCGAGCAGGCCATCGTCAAGCGTATGCCTGATGCGTGGTACATCGACTTTCTGGATACCTTCCCAGCCGGGGTGGTGATCACAGTACTGCCCTCAACGGAGGTGTGCTGACATGTTCTACACATCTGGTCGTTTCGTGCGTGGCCCTAGCAGGGTCAGTGGGTCGGGTTGGAAAGAAATGGTCATCGAGTTGCCAGATGAGAAGAAGGCGCAGATGACGTGCGATAACCTGAACGAGTTGGTCAAGAGTTTACCTGCAACCCGGTGCAACACATGCCAAGGCACAGGTACAGTCAAGAATCTGCATAACTGGTGTACCGGAGGTAAGCGTGAGCAGAAGTGCTGGGCTTGCTCGCCGATACCATCGGTATCGGTTGAGCCTGCTACGCCACAAAAATCGGGTTAACCCTACACCCACCCCTAACATGTACCGCGTTTGGCCAGCCAGCGCCCAATCTGAAGGGGTTTTGCCATGCCTGTTACTGCCCTAGTGCTGGGTTTGCACCTTGCCACCTACCACACCAGCCCTACCTACGTGGACCCCCAAGGCCAGCAACAGGCGTACCAGGGCGTCAACCCAGGCGTGTACGTGGTGGCACCCAATGGCCTGACAGCAGGGGCCTACCGTAACAGCAGGAACCGTACCAGCGTGTACGCGGGCTGGTCGTATCGCAGCCCCCACACGTATGGCGACTGGGGCCTTACGCTGGGGGCTGCTAGCGGGTATGACACGCCGGGAGGCGTGCTGCCTATGGTTGTTCCGAGTGTGCGGCTTGGTCCGGTTCGGCTGGCAGTGTTTCCGAAGGTTCAGAGAGTGAACCAGACGACTGCGGTACATCTGTCGGTCGAGTACCCGTTCTGATCAAGGTGTCGTAGGAGCGCTCACAGAGTACACCTGCTGCTCTGTCTTCTGCAGCCGCTTGTCCCAGGCTTCGGTATTCCGCTGCACACGAGCCGAATAGCTCTCCGAGCGTTTGGGTTGTCTGGCGACAGGCTGCAATGGCGGTATCACCGCTTCGGTTGCTGAGCTCTGCTTGCAGGGCTTTGACACGCTGCTGCAACCGGACAACAGTGTCACCAGCAACAGCAAGCCGCACCTGATCATCACGTGTCTGGTGTACGTACTCATCTTGCGCTTCCTTCTGGCCTTGCAGCCGTTCTTCAGTTACAGTCTTGGCCCCCTCGGCTTGCTGGACCACTTGCGTGGTGTCCTCCAGCGCCGAGTGCAGGTACTTCTTCTCAGTGACGTTGACCCCATACGTGTACGACAGGTACATGAGGTAACACCCGGCTGCAAGCCGCAACGTGTTGAACAGTGATGGAGTCATGGCTGCACCCCCACGAGCGTGCCCTTCGGTGTGATGGTGATCACCCGGTTGACAGGCTTGTCCGGCTTGCGGCTGGACGTGTGAACCCAGGCGTTGTCCTTGCCACGCGGGTACTCATGTATCAGCTGGCCGATACCAAGCTGGTCGACGACCTTGGACAGCGCCTTACAGACCTCGAACGGTGTACCAAACGAGGGTGCACTCCAGTCAACAGCCAGCATCTTCACGTGGTCGCTGGTGTCGCTGCTGCCAACAGCCCGGTTGAGTTCGAGGCACCTGTAGCCACTCGTCACCAGGATAGGTACGTCGTGGCCAGCCGTTGCGCTCAGGTACTCCCGTATGCGCTCCATCATCTCAGCAGTCTCGAGGGCTTCACGGAGCAGCATGTTAGGCACCCGGTTATCGATACCAAGCGATTGAGCTTTACTGCTACGCTCGAAGTCTTCGAGAGTGAAGTGTTGTGATAGTTGATGAGTCACAGCACTTCCTCCTTGATCTCCTTCATGGTCTTGCCTTGCCATCCGGCCGCTTGACGCACGTAGCTACCCACGAGCCACCAGCCTGGGATAGCTGCCACCAACAGGATGGACCAAGTGATGAGCTTCTGGCCGAACGTGGCTGGCAGGTCAAGCATGACAAACACCTCACCAATGCTGCTGAACATCCAAGGCATGGTGTTCTGCACGAAAGCCAGTGCAGGCAGGCCGATAGCGAGACTTGACACAGCGCAACCCAGCAAGCGGCGCACCATGTCGCGGTGAGGGTCAGTATTGTCGAGCGGGATAACTTGCACCCCGAGTACGAAGGCGATCACCGATACGGCGACGAAAGACATGAGGGACAGAACCTTGCTCGCGGCCCCAGCAGTGGAGATAGGTTCAGTGGCCATATGGTAACTCCTGTTATTGATCAGAGACATAGCATTGTTCCTTCGATGGTTGCATCGGTTAGTTCCACAGACGGTAAAACGTGTTGTTAGCCATGATGGTAAACCCAGTACTACCAGTAGGCGACAAGCAAGAGCTGACAGCATACACGGAAGCTGAGGCGGTAACCGGCATGTCAACCTCACCTTCGAACAACCACAAGCCAGAAGCAGGGTTCTTTTCATAGAAGCCTAACTTAGACTGGTGCGCTGGGTTAGTTATCCGTTTGGTGTACACCAGCCGTTGCCCGTTTGGCGACAACCGAGGCCTTTCTGCGAACACTATGCCTGTCCCGGTGTTACCGCTTACAGACCATTTATCTGTAAGTGTTATCACCCCTGCAGATATCGTGCCTACAGCGATACGATACAGTGACGTAGACGTAGATGAGTTGTACCCTGTCAACCTCAAAGCGATAGTAGGGCTGGACTTAGCCAGATCCATGCCATCGATACGCCAGTACGCAGAAGCAGTGTCTCCGGCCATGACGCCGGAGTTGTACGCGACCTGGAACGTCGACGCTACGGAGAACGTACCGCCAGACTTGGTGTACACACGCAAACGGCCAAGAGAAGGAGACGTGCCGTAGTTATACTCATACGATACGATTGTCAACCCGTCCCCGCTCAAATGGGCGTAGTCGTGCGGCATCGAGTTACCTGCACTGTCATCAGCAGGTTTAATCTTCTGCACACGTGTCCAGGTGCCACTACCCGTATACGAGTATATGCTCAACGACCCCACATTGACAGTCATGTTGGTGTAGTCACGCTCAGAAGCGCACACCAACAACGTCTGGCCGTCGCTGCTCAAAGAACACGACACCGGACGGGCTCGGTCCGGGCTTGAGTAGACGGGGTTATCGATCAAGTCACCGTACACCTTTGGGCCTAAGACCCATGTACCCCCTGACTTGTACGCGGTAACGAACGAGTATCTATTCGTTTCAGGTGGGGCGCTCTCGTACAACGCACACACAGTCACGATACTGCCGTCGGAGCTTATGCTCACCGTGTCGTACGTGTTGCTTTGGCTTGATCGCTTCAACAACAAGTGTGTGTTGTACACGTACGAACCGTTGACGTCTTTCGTGTAGAACACGAGCGCCCCACCACCATCCATCCACGTACTGTCACTATACACAGGGGTAGACGTGCAGTTGACGACGACAGTAGAGCCGTCGAGGCTCATGTGCACTGAAGAGTTGTTCGTGTTCAACCCGCCTGTAACTGGAACACCACCGTACTCGAAAGCAGTACTGAACGAGTGGTTGCGCAGGTCAGCCATGGAGATGGCTGAACCTGCCGTTTGCTTCCTGGCTAAGAAGCGAACCAAGGAGTCGTTCAGACTTGTCGGTGTGTTGCTTGGCAACAGCAACTCAGTGTTGACTGAGGCCAAGGAAAAACCGCCAGAAGCTGGGATGGTCATGGTTGGTACGCCTTCACGTCACCCTTGCCGATGATGTCACCCGTAACGGTAAGGCTACCAGTCAGCGTCTGGTTGCCGGAAGCAACGATAGGCGTACCGTAGTTGATCATCTGCGTGATGATGGTTTGCATGGCGTTGATGCGGTCCACCAACGCCTCGATCTCAGCGCGGCCAGCAGCAGGGCTATCTGTTCCAGCGTCGAGGTTATCCTTGGTCATAGTAGACCAGCCGGGATCAGTTGGAAAACTCATGATGCTGCGATTCCTTCTACAGTAAAGTCGATCAATGCTGGGTCAACCAGAGTGTTGCTGCTATTGTAGAACCGCACTCGTGGTCCGTTGGTGCCGTCCTTGTCCAACACCGTATATGTGATAGACGAGGCAGCGTTTTGGATGGTGATGGTGACTCGGCTGATATACGCCCATACCTTGTTGACAGGCAAGCGGATGTCCCCTGTACCAATGCGGTGTACGCCAGTCAGTGAGGCCGGGTTGATATCGTTACCTGTCTCAGACGTAACCTTGCCGATGTATGTGACCACCAGCTTGTACAAGATACACACGGGTGTAACACCAGGGCCAGTAGAAGAACCAGCGGGTATAGACACTGTCGTGCGCGTCTTGATGTACCGTGTTACAACAGGGCCGGACACCGCAGACCAAGCTGACCACGTGGTCCCATTGGAGCTTGTAGCCACCTCGAAGGTTACATCACCGTCAGCGGTGTAAGACGCTACCGGGAGCACAGGCACAGATACACCGAAGTCGATGACAGGTGTTTCATAGGAGAACGAGGTTACCGGGTCCCACACCCACCGCGTGAACGCGCTCCAGGTGCCAGGAGCGGTAGCCCAAGTGGTAGGTGAGTCAACTGCCCGTAGTACAGACTGGCCTTCGTACGTGTCTACGATGCAACCAGTCTTGACGCCATTGGGCCAAGATAACGACTGGTAGTCGATGAACTGGAGGGCTGAACCGAGACGTGGGTCTGGCAACTCTGCATAGATGAACAAGGGGTTAGTAGACAACACGTTGTACGTATCAATAGTCTTGATGGCAAACACGTAAGCACCAGCCAACAGCAGGTTAGACTCAACCGGGCTGGAGGTCTGAAACCCATCGTCTGTAGCGAACGGGAACATCTGGTCCCACGTGAACGGCCCTGTCCCTTGACGGTAACGAACCACGTACCCTTTGAGGTCCACAGGCTTGATCTGCGCACCCCAGTTCCAGTCGAACTGACGGGTACCGTCAGGCTGGGTTACAACCGTGAACGAAGACACATTCTTGGGTGGTAGTAGAACCATCTCCCCGGTAACTGTGTACGCGTACTCAGCCACTTCGGCTAGGTCTTGCATGGCACCGCCATACACGTTGAAGCTGGTGAACTTGAACTTCAGCTGCTTGCCGATCATGGAAGAGTCAAGCTGCTCACCCTTGAAGATGGCTTGATCGATACGCACGAACTTGGCACCAAGTGGCTGAGTCGTTACCCCAATACTGTCGTACGCCTTCCGCACGAGACCAGACAAGGTGTAGGCGTTCGTGCCGGTGAGGGTTGCTGTTTCGTAAGCGAAGTACTCAGGCACGCCACCAGTACCGTTCTGCCGAACCATGCACAGGGTAGACAGCCGTTGCGCGTCTAGCGTGCTGCCAGACAACAGCTGACCGCCATTGCCTTGCAAAGATACAGCCGCGTTGCCAGAGGTACCAAGTGCAGCGGTCAACGAGCCATAGCGGGCACCGCCATCGATGCGGCCTACCTGTCGGTAACTGGTACCATCGTGGCTTGCCCACACGATACAACCACCCCAATACGGCGAGGTGCCCGTGACCGCTACCCAGGCTTCCAGGCCGGTGGAGCCTACAGCTAGTTCAACAGGAGGCTCGAAGATCAATGGTGGTGACACACTACCAGGGTCTACGTTGTAGTCATGCGCGAAGCCAGACCCAGTAGATGACGGGTACCGCACTGCTGTACTGATGCCAGGGGGAGCATCCTCAGCGTAGAACGTGATGTCGCCGGTTTCACTCTCCTCGTAACGAGTCAACCGCACAGGCACGTTCACTAGGCCACGAGCCACATCGCTGATGACCAGGAAGTCCACGATAGGCTCAAGGTGTGAATAGTTGATTGGCAGCATGAATCTGTACTCGTTGCGCACATACAGCGACCGTTGGAGCATGTGCTGGGCAATGAGCCGGGCCACAGCAGGGTCTGTAACCCAGTGGGCTTGCAGCACGTCAGCGCTACGCAAGCCAAACAGGTCAATATTGGCTTGGTCCTTCGCCTCCGCTACTTCGATGTTGTACTCTTTGTCTTTGCTCAGGAACTCTACCCGGAAATGGTTGTACGTGTCTGACTGGGCTTTGCGGGTAGTAACGACTGTCTCACCGTTGATAGGCAAGAAGTCATCATCTGACAAGCTGTACTGAGGCGTGTTGTTAGGCGTGTACGTAGTGCTATTGCCGGTAACGGGAGTGTCTCCATACGGCACGAACTTGAGCAGCCCTTCAGACCAGATGATCTCAGAGTTAGTCAGCTGCATAACCGTCTTCAGAAAGCTTGATGCACTGATCTGCGACGTGATGGCTGGTGAGAACTTCAGACCCAGTGCGGTGCAGTACGTGGCCCACTGGGTCGTGCTACCCAGGTACTCAGATGGGAACATCGCACCGTACCGCTTGTTACTGAGTACATCAGCCGTTACCTGAGGTACCGAAGCTTCATCGAGCATGGAACTGCTCAACTGACCGCTGAGTATGATGGCGTGGTTGTCCAACTGAGCGTTGTCGTTCAGCTTGTAGTTGGGTGAAGCGAGGTAGCACATGCCGGAGTAAGGCACCGCTTCTGATGGGTGGTTCGTGGTCAGGTGAGACCAGATGCTTTGGGGCGTGTTGCCTGCGAAGAAGACAAGGCCAGCGTCAGCCCATGCCTTCTTCACCTTACCGACATACACGTATTGCACCCCAGAAGCTGGACCTTCACAAACACCGAAGATGCCAGCCGCTTCATAGGTGTACGAAGTGGTCTGCGTCTCTACTCCTCCGCCACCCTTGCCCCCGCTGGATTCAGTCGTGGTGTGAGCGATAGACTTGAAGTCACCGTACCACATGAGGTTGATGGACACCTTGGTCGTACCATACACCAGAGGCATGACCGCCCCATAGGTTGAGCTTTGGATCTTGAACGCTTCGATCTTTGTCGAAGAGACCCGTACTGTTGAAGAACCGCCCATTACAACCCCTTGAGTCTGAAGGCTCGGGGCACCCGGTTGTCAAGCGGATAGTCCCCAATCGTTGTGATCACGACACCCATACCCTTGTATGCGTGCAGCACCTCATTCTCTTTGACGACGATGGCTCCGTGGCTCCAGGTCCTGCCGTACTTGTACACGAGCGCGTCCCCAGGCAGCACGTCGGACAACGGTATCTCGTCGAAGAACTCGAGGATGTGTCCCAAGTACAGTTCTTCACTGCGGTGCAAGTGCCACTCCGGAGAGTAAGGACCTGGGTCAAACTCAGGCATGTTGCCAGCCGTTGAGTACACTGCGATGAGCAGCATACCACAGTCGACCCCTACACCCTTGATCTTGGCGCACGAGTGGTATGGCGTGCGGAGCCAAGAATACGCTTCAGCTACGATAGCCTCTCTCATGCGATAGTCTCCGGTACTGGTATGAATGGCTGACCACGGAACCGGGTCAGGTTGCTGAACTTGTTCTTGCACGTAGCTGCGGTCTTGTCACACCCAGGGTACACAACGAACTGGTCACCTACGGCTGGTGCAGCCAACGACTGAGCGATCAGGGTTATCTGTCCGCCTACCTGCTGCTTGACTGTGTACGACAACCCGGCATTGGTACCTGTCGTGTACTTGAGCACGCCCAAGCTATACACATCGTCAGCCGAAGACACGTCCGTATTGACGACCTGTTTGGTGCTGGTAGAAGACACGGTGCCGACCTGACCATAGGCGCTCTTGACTAGGCCACAAGCGTCATCGTACAATGTGTTGTGGCACCCAGGCTGGTACAGGTTGCGCGGCACCTTGGTGTCCAGCAACTCTGTCGGTGCCTTGATGTTCACTTCCACTACGTGCCTGCCTGCCACGATGTCGGCCACTCTGCCAGTGAACACCACCATCTTGCCTACGATCGTACCCAATGAAGGGTCGTCGCTGAACCCACGTTCGAGCGTGATGAACGCGTTGTCCAGGCCACCGGACCCGACGTATTGCATGAAAGGCAGGCCGGATATGGTGGTACCGGACATGTCGGACATGGTGATCTTCATCGTGCTGACTTCGATACCGCCAGTGATGCGCACCATCGTGCGTGCCAGCGTAGGCCCAAGCAACCACGAGTTACCACCAAAGCTGACAACCCTGTCGGCATTGGTGTACCGTAGGGTAGAAGTGTCTGGTAGCTGAATGGTGTAAAGATCAACCCAATACAGAGGCGCCTTACTGTTCAGCAAGTTGAGCAGGTCAGTAGAGATGTTCTTCATGGCTTCACCGTGATGAATTTCATTTGGCGCAGGTCGAACAAGTCCTTCATGAACTTGGAAGGTTCAATGTAGTCGTCACTGAACCGGCATCGCCAGTAGTACGACCCTGTCCACTTGAGCAGAGCACCAGCAGCAGGGGCAGAATCAAACGTGACCATGCCCAAGGCACCCACAGTCACAGAGGTCAACGTGCCGTTGACATACACCGAGGGTGCGCCGTTGAGGTCGTACACTGGCTCCAGGAACCCACCCAGGTCACGCACAAGCTGGAAGGTCACAGTCGTACCGTCCCCGGTAGCGAACTGCTGGAGTGTCACCGTGTTGTCGTCTGGGTCTTGGTACAGCCAGGAGTCCCACGCACCGCGATGCTTGTTGAAGAAGCCAAGGATCTGAGTCAGCTCAGTGCGACCCATGCCTTGACGCAAGAACTCGTACGACAAGACGTACTCCCACCGAGGCGTGCTCCATGACGTACCACGGTACTCACGGCCGGAAGACGCCTCCCGGATGGTGGTCTTGAAGATGGGCTTCTTCTTGGTGTTCCACGAGAGCCCAGGCAACGAAGGCAATACTTGGTTAGACATTGAAGCCACCTGTGTTGAAGTTACGAATCTGCCGTTGCAGGCTCTGTGCTAGTGCGGCACCGTTTTCCTCAAACAGGCGTTGCACGCTGCGAGCGTCCACCGCACTGATGTTGACACTCATGCCGCCACCAGCACCCCCATTTTGGGCAAGGTCCTGGATCACCCTGGACTCAGCCTTCGGGAGCACCATTTCTTCTTCGTGCAGCTGAGCCATTGGGTTAACACCACTAGGGATGGTCCAACCACCACGGGCGCTAGGCACCTTGCCTTGCATGGCAATGGCCGACCCAAACACCGTAGCGAGTGCAGAAACGGCCAAAGCAGGCCCAACGATAGGTATTGGGGCCACAGCAGCAGCCGCACCCGTACCGGCCTTAGCGGCGTCCCCACCGATACCGGCCATGGTAAGCAAACGCTCCTTGGCGAAGGCAGCGACCTTGGCAACCATCATCTTGGCGAGCTCACCGATAAGTGCCTGACGCATACCCGCCCAGATGCTGGCAAGCGCCTGTTTGGCGTTCATCGTACCAGTCACCATGCCCTCCATTGCTCTAGCCATACCGCCTTGCATAGAGTTGAACACAGAGTCAAGTGGCTTGATGGCTTCCAACGAAGACTGCAGTCGGATACCGTTCATAGCGGCTTGGTGCTGCTGCTCCATAGCCAGGATTTGCTGGTTGACCTTCTCGTACTCGACTGGGTCGCGTTCAGGGTCGAGCAGGGCTTTACGCGACATCAAGTACTGCGCCTTAATAGCGTTCTTCTGTTCTTCAAATTGAGCGTCCATGGCCAGCATCTGTTGCTGGTCGATGATCCCGGCTTGCAAGCGTTGCTGAGCAGCGTCCTTATCGGCATCAACAGACTTCAGCTGCGACTCCATACCAGCACGAGCACGTTCATCTTCGATAGCCTTGGATTCACGGGCTTCCTGGCGCAACACGTCGATACGGGCACGAGCGAGCTTCTGTTCAATCTTAGCCCTGTCAGTTGCGCTCAGGTCAGACAGCTTGAGCTTCTCTTCCCAGAACTTGACTTCCTCCGCTTTCTCCATGCCACGCAACGCATCCTTCTGCGTAGCCAGGAGGCGCTCTGCTTCCAGTTGAGCCTCGTATACAGGCATCTTGCTTTCTTGCTTCTCCTTGGGTTCCTTTGAACCCTTCTTAGACTTGGGGTCCTTGAAAGACTTGTCGCCCTTAGACCCACCGTTGTCGCCTGCTGCGGTGTCATCACCCCAAAGAGCAGCGATGCGGTCCTTGGCTTTGGTCGATGAATCCACCATGTTGTTCATGGCGTTTTCCCAAGCACCTGAGATCGTACCGCCTACACCCTTCAAGGTTTCAGCAGCACCAGTGAAGTTACCTGTCAGGGCTTGTCCTACCGCTACAGCCAGCGCACGGATGGGCTCAGCCACAGTGATGACCATAGCGTTGATGGTTTCCCACAAGACGACCACACCGTTCTTGACAGCCAAGAAAGCGGTGACAAGCCCACCCAGCGCGCCACGTACCACCGTTACAGCAGCAGGGATGACTGAGTTGAAGGCGTTGATCATGTCTGTGATGACAGGCATCAGCTGGTCGCCAACAGCTTTGGTGATGGCCTTCATGGAGAAGCCAGCACGGTCACTTGCAGCGTCGAACTCGTTCCACGCCTTGACCGCGTTAGCCCCTACCTGCAACCCGAGCTCTTCCATGGCCTTGGCGTCTTCAGCCACGACATCACGGTTGAGGAGCAGCAGCTTAGAGGAGGCGTCGATACCCCGACCAAAGATAACCTGACCAGCGAGAGCACGATCGGCACCTTCCTTATGCTGGTTCAACAGGTCGATGCCGTCCAACACGAGCTCGTTCATAGGGCGCAGCGCACCAGAAGAATCACGTGTGGCCAGACCCATCTTGTTGAGGTCTTCCTCGTTTTCCTTCAACTGTCGTGACAGTCCTTTGGCCGCACCAGTCAACTCGCCTTGGTCAGCGCCAATATCCTCAAGCGCCAAGATCAGTTCTTGTGCCTTGTTCGTGGTGATACCCATCGCACGACCCAAGTCCATAGCTGACTCGGTCATCTTAGCCGTTGCTTCGGCGGCCCCTTTGCCAGCCCAGGCAGCAGCAGCCACACCCAATGCGGTTAGGCCGATGGTCGACTTGCCTACAGCTTCAATCAGCCCACCGAAGTGCCCAGCCATACCGCTGAGCTCTGTCACCAACGTGCTACCCATGTCGCTCATCTGGGTCTTAGCCGTTGTGCTGGCCTCGTTGAACGCGGCCTTGACCCGAGCCATCTGCTCCTGGGACGTGGCCCCAATCTTCTTCATGGCTTCGGACATACGGCTGGAGCCCTGCTCTACAGCAGCGGCACCACCCTCCACGCCTTGCTTCAAGTCACCGGAGTTAGCGGTCAGCTTGACATTGATGTCTTGGTCACTCATGACTTACCCTTTCTGCAGAGGGAACATGCCTAGTAGTTCTTCGGCCTGCTTCTCTTGCGAAGATGAGGTGAGCTTGGCCTTGGGCTTTGCTGCACCGATATAGTGAGCTACTGCGATTGGGAGTGGGGGGAACTGGGACCAGTAGTCCCTAAGATAAGTCAACCTGGGAATGTCTACGTTATCCGCGACATAGTCCCAGGTCCATCCGGTGCAGTAACAGACGTGAGCTATCAGCTCACCCCACTCCATCACTCCCCCGATTCACCACTGCCAGTTGAAGCAGCCTCGTAGGCTTTACGCCGCATACCTGAGATGTCCATGACCGCTTCGAACACTTCGATCATGTTCTCGAGGCCAATCAGCTCAGCCACTTCCTCACGCTTGATGTCGGGGTAGTTGCGCTTCAACGCAGCGTGAGCCGCGTCGATGGTAGTACGCACGTCAGCGGGGTTATTCACATCCCCCGTGTACGAACCCAAACGTTCTTGCAGTTGTTCCAGCGCACCGAGGGACAGGGGAGGCACCACGAAGGTGGTACCGCCCAGGTCCTTCGGAATGCCCTTGACTTTAACGACAGGTGCATTCGTCATGTTGTTACTCCGACATCGCCATGGTCAGCACGTTGCCCGCATCGTCGGCGAAAGCCTCGAAGTCCAGATCAGGCACCGTGAAATCATCGTTCTTCGCTGCAAGGGCCATCTTGGTACTGATGACCTTGGGCAACGTGACGATCAGCTGTTTGCCGCCATAAGGCAGGTACAGGTCCAGCTTGAACGAAGGGGCGTAACCCATCGGCTGGTTGACCACGTTCAGCTTGGTAGCCGAAGTGCTGGTAGCCGTGTACTGGTAGTTGATAAACACCTTCAGGCCGGTATCAGCATCAGCGAACGTGTACACGCCAGCAGCCACAGAGTACTGGCCTGTAGCGGGTGCAGAGGCCACACGAGTCATTGGCAAGCCAGAGGCGTTACGCACACCCAGGTCAGCAGCCCAAGTACCCGAGTTAGGCACAGTCGGCGTGATAGTGAAAGGAGTGGTCGGGATGGTAGCACCAGTGGTGTCGTACACGTCAGACAGCAGTCCGTTGGTCATCGACTGGCCAAAGAACAAGCTGTTGAACACACCACCGTTGACTTGAGCCCACTTGGCTTTGCCAGAGACCTTGCCCTTGCCGCGACCGACAGCCACAGGGAACTGGTTTTGACCGTGCAGCATCTTGTTCTCGAAGTTGATGTCCAACGAGATTTCTTGCAGCACCATGAATTGCTGAGGGGTGGGAACGGCGATGGTATTGCCAGCAGCGTCAGCCAGAGGAGTACCCCAGGCAGCGCCAGAACCAAACAGATATTGAGCCATAAGGGCTTCCTTTCACGAACAAAGAATGTGGACTGGCACGATCGCAACAGCCTGATCACCCAAGGTGCCTTCGTCTGTCTCGATAGTGCCTTCGATCTTGACCCACTCCACACCAGCGATACCCAGGTTAGTGCGTCCGTTGATGGGGCTTGGGGCGAGCGCTGTGAAGATACCGTCGAGCACGTTGTTCAGTTTGGTGCTCGGCGAGTCATCACCCGTAGTTCGAACGTACACGTACAGGTCCAAAGTGAGCAGCACCTTGTTGGGTGCCCCTGTTACGACTTGGTGTACCTCCGAACGTTGTGCTTGGAATATGGCTGGCTGCGCCTCAGCAGGTACGTCGTTCCAGTGCTTCAGCTTTCG